CCCACTGAGCGACGTTGCTGCCGTTGAGCGTAATCGTGCTGGCGTCGTCCGCGTCAAGCCATAGAGCCGTGGTTAGCTGTGCGGGGGTCCAAATTGATAACCTCCGGCGCTTTCGCGCAACACCAACACCTGCGATGCCTACCACGATCAACCCCCGGCAGTTACGTAAGCCGTCCCGGCCGATGCTGTCGTGCAAAACGCAAGTTTGTTTCCGGGCTTAATGTTCAGCCGGTAGGTCACGTCAGACAGCAGATAGATGTCGGTGCCATCGTTGGTGGCCGTTGGGTTGCTTCCTTGTCGCACAAAACCCGATGTGGTCAGTGTCACCAAAGCATAGGCAACGTTTATCGCGGCGCTTTGAGCACTGGTGGAGCTGATGGCCAGGGCCTGCGATCGGCCGCCCTCATCGACGATGATGCTCAGGTCTTGGGTATACATGGGGGAGTGTCCTTTGCGGGCAAAGCGGAATTGATTGAAGTGTAGGTATTGCCGACGCTGACACGGACACGCAAAAGAAAAGGGCACCCGTTGTGTGGGTACCCTTTGGTGCAGTCAGCGATCGCCGATCAGGCCAGGTCAGGCTTGCCGTGTACGTCGTTAAACTTCTTGGCGTCAGCATTGCCAAGCTCAGACAAAGCCTTTGGCTCCTGCTTGCTGTTGGGTTTCACCTTGGCCGCTTTGGCTTCGGTTGACGCCACAGGCGCAAACCACGAGCCCAACATCCCCGAAGGGATGTCGAGCTCGTCGCCTACGCGCACGCGGCGCCCATTGAAAAACGCTGGCTTAATTGCAACGATCTTCATGGGCTACCGATCAGAGCTGGAACGGGGCGTCGTAGGCCTTCCAGCGGGCCACGTCGGTCGTCAGAAAGGCGTTGACCTTGCCTGCGGTGAACGCTGCGGTGCCAGTGATCTGCTGCACCGCCAGATAGCGCTCGTAGGCCGTGCCTTCCATCGGCAACTGCACTGCGAACAGCACGGTGCCTGCAGTCATGCTGGCCACTGGGTAAGCGCGCGAGACTGCATGCACCGACTGGGTCGTGGTGCTGATCGTGTCGGTGCCGTCAGAGACCAGTTGGAACTGGCCGGTGGCAGCGCCGCCCGAGGTGGCGGTGGTGTCCACCGTGACCACCAAGTACAGAGCCATATCGCCGCCGAGGTCCCGGGCAACGCCCAGGTCGATGACGTCGCCGATGTTGTAGGTGCCGGCAGCGCCGGTGTTAAGGGAGGTGGCGTCGCAGAATTCGCCGCGTTCGTCGAGAATCATGTTCAGGTTCCTTTCAGGTGAGCTGGGGTTAGACCACGCGGGTTTCGGTGTTGATCAGCGCGTCGGTGCGACGGACAGGGATGTCGTCGAACGTCATCACGCGCTTACCTTCCACGGTTTCCCAGGTCAGGTTGCTGGAAACTTTTTCCAGGATGCCCAGACGCAACTTTTCACGCAGGGTGCGGTTCAGGTAGAAGCATGCACGGCCCTTGCCCAGCGCAGGGATACGCTCGCTCGCCTGGATCATCCAGTTGATGAGGTTCTTGGTGTTGGCCAGGGTGTTGAGCTCGGAGATATCGATGTTGGCAACGCGCACGAAATAGCGCCAGTCGCGAATCGACAGACCCGTGTCCATGCGGTAGTGGGTGCGATAGCCTTCCATGCGGCCGCCGGCGCCGTCGACGTTCTCGATCGTGACCTGACCCTTGTCGGTCATCTGCAGGCCGCCCTGGCTACCCTTGGGGTAAATGCCGAAGCCGGTCTGAGGACCCCACACGCACAGCCAGATCGAGGTCAAGTCGCCACCAGAGCCAGAGAAGGCGTCAACGATGTTGTCGCTGTTCTGTGCGCTCAGTGAGTTGTAACGCGGTGCCAGGCCGGTAAACGCCTCGGGCTCAGTGCCTTCGTTGCCGTAAAACAGCGTCGAGGCGTGCTCTTGTGCCATGCCCTCGATGTGAGCGGCATCTTCCGACAGGCGGAAGGCGGCGGAGTTGCCGTTCAGGTCGGCCAGGGCCTTGTCGACTTCGGCGTACGCTTCGAGCATACCGCACGAGTCAGTCACCTGCGCGGTGGTTGACTTGGTGGGCTGCACGCCGCCGTACAGTTTGCGCCACGTGGGGGTGGGCAGACCGGTGCGCACGGTGGTCTTGTGACCGGTGGGCAGGTTGCCTTCAACGAAGGTCATGTCCTGCAGGACTTCGTTCTGTGCGGCAAGCAGTTCGACGATTGAGTCGATCTTGCCGTTGGGGTCCAGACGCTTGGAAACGTCCAGCAGGGTGGGGTTGTTTGCTACGAGGGTTGCCATTTCTTAACCTTTCAGTTCATGTTGGGGAACATCTTCTTAGCCATGTCGGTCTCGGGTCCCTTCGGACTGCCGGACACGAAACGGTCTCCACTGATTGCCATGCCTGCCTTGTAGAAGGCTTTGATCACGGCCGGGTGATTGCCGAAACCCGTCGAGTTCAGCACGTCCTTGAGTTCGGGCGTTCCAAACGTTTCGATCGCCTTGCGTGCAACGGCCAAGTTCTCCGCGAGTTTGTCGCCACCGATTTCTTTGTCGGTCTTGACACTCTCGACCCAGGACTCCACCAGCTGGGCATGCGCTTCGGCCTGACGTTGGGCCATCTTGGCACCCACGTCGGCGACCTTCTGCGCGTCCGCCTGGTTGAGCTTGAGCTCCTTGGCAATCGCGGTGAACTCATCCGCTGCGGTCTTATCGATCGCAACGCCATCGGGCATCGTGAACTCGTAGCTCTCAGGCACTTCAGGCACAGTGGCCTTGGTGTCGGGGGCTGCGGTGTCCGCCGGTGCCGTCGTGGTGTCCACGGCAGTCACATCCTCAGTTGTTTTCGGTTCCCCAGCGTCGGTGGTCGTTGTGCTGGCTTCCGCTGTCGTCGTTTCAATCATCTTTGCCCTGATATTCTTTCAAGAGCTTGAAGTACCCCTCGGGTGCGGCATGCAGCACTTCTGCTGTGAGAAACAAGCCGAGGTGTCGCTTGCCTTCGTTGAACGCCATCAGGGAACCTGAATGGTTAAACGAGGTGCGATTTACTCCGGCCTCCTCCAGCAGTCGACTAACAATTCGTCGCCCTTGGGGGTGGGCCATCAACCACTTCAGATCCTCTAGTTCCTTGCGCCTGAGTTCGCGGGCCACCAGCTCATCGCTTTCGGCTTCGCGTTCTTGGCTCTTTAAATCCGTGGGATCTCTCATGGTCGACTTGTGGCGCATCGTAGGGGTTGGTGGATCGATCACGGATACCGTTAGACCTGCGACGGGCTCGGCGTGCCGTAGCCCATCAAGCCGTTCATCACATCCTGCACGCCCTGCACGTTGACATCACCCGCAGTCTTTGCGCTCTCAACCAGCTGCGGCATGGCGGCGGCGGTCTGTGCAGCCTGCGCAGCCTGTGCGCGTTGTGCGCGAATCGCGGCGACCTTATCGTCGGACACCACAATTTTTGGGTTTACCCCGTACATGTTGCCGTAGTCATCGACCACCTGGTCGAAGTCGATCTTGTCGAGCACCTCGGGCTTGAGCTGTGCCAGGTTGCCCACGGTGCCCAGCAGTCGGTCGACACCTTGCGCAGCCACGGCACGTTGCGCCTGGGCCAGCACCGAAATGAATTCGACCTTGAGCTCAGTGCCCTCGAGCTCCTGTGGGGGTGGTGGCAGGATGCCGGCTCGGTTGGCGTAATCAAACGCAATGTCGATCATCGGGCTCAAGAGCTCGTTCTGCAGACGCTCAAGCACAGGGCCCAGCATCAGCAGCTTCTCTTCGTGACGCTCGGCCACCTCGGTAGCAGTGATCCCGCTGCGGGTGTCGTTGGCCAACATCATGAACAGGTCGGCGTAATACGAACTGCGGATGCGGTCGCGCACGTCCTGAATGTCCAGCATCAAGTGCTGCAGGTTGAGGTTGACCTCAAACGCGCTGCGGATCGCCTGGTTGCTGCCCTGGCTGTCCACGTAGAACACGCCGCCCGGTAGGCGCGCCTTGGCCGCCTCGCGGTACTTGGTCGGAACCGTGATGGGTGGGTTGACCTGATAGTCAATCGCCTGGCCCTTGCGCAGCTGCTGATGCTGCAGCTGCTTCACATCCCCCAGGCATTCCATGCCAGGCGAGGTGCCGTAGATGTCGTTGCCCGTGACTACCCATCGCGGGGTGAGCGCAGGGAACTGATCGAAGCCCGACTCGCTCAAGAACTTGTCAAAGTTCTCGCGGCCAGGTTCAAGGTAGCAAGACGCAAAGCGCTTGTTCTTGCCGTCCATCTTGCTGTAGTCACGATCGCGCCGAGGCTCGATCATGTGCATCACATCAACCCAGCTGTCCAATTGCTTGCGGTTGTAGAGGTTCTTGACCGTGTCGCTGCAATTCTCAAGCCCAAACTGCTCAACCAACTGCGCCACCGTCATTTGAAACTCGCGGCACAACGTGTCGACTTCGCCGCGGTAGTTGGTGCCTAGTGCGTACTCGCCCACGGTCAGTGGGTAGTGGTGCAACACGTTCTGGAAATCCGGCAGCACGATCGTGGCCGCGGTGCCGAACAGGCCGAGCTCTTCGTACAGGGTGTGCAGTGCGCGGTAGGTGTTGGAGCCGGCAAAGACCGCGCGCAGCAGCACCGCGGTGTCATGCAGCCAGGCTTTGACCGCGCTCGATTCCATCAGATCCTTGTCTTGAATCTCAAGACGAAACCACGGCCTGGCCGGGCTGGTCATGCCAGACATCATGCCGGCAGCCAGGGTGCGCGAGCCGAAAACAGCAGCGTTGTCTAGGATGTTGTTGTCGCGCTTGTCGCCGCGGTTGCGGTCAGTGACAAAGAACCGACCAGCCCGCGGCTGCTGGTAATCGCTGATGTCGCGCCAGTGGTTGACCCAGCTCGAGCGCTCGTTCCACAGCGCCGACTTGCGGGCCAGGATGCGCTGCCGTTTGTTGATCGGTTCGTCCATTACCCGCCCAGCAGGCTAGTCTTGCCCGTAGGTGCTGCCGCAACGCCCATCGGTCCGGTCAGCAGTGAGCCGCCACCCATGGCAGCAGAGCTGCGGTTGCGTTTCATGTTCGCGTTGACGGCCATCGAGTCAGGCTGCTTGACAGCCTGGGGA